ATTGGAAGAAGCGATTGTTCTTTCAGCGGAGTATGCGAAGGCGTGTGGTCGAACGACCATTCTCGCCAAAGATGTAGAATATTGCATGAAATATTGTGCGATGCACTCAGTGGGAAAGAAAATCGGATCGTACTTTCCGGAAATTTACGAAAACGACGACTCCGAAGAAGAATCCAGTTCATCAGATTTCGAGGTTGTCGACGACGAAGACGACCAGTTCCAACCATATTCAGGCGACGACATTCAGATGAAAGCGATCAATCAGGCATACGATGCATGGGAGGGGTGGAAACCGACGAACCCGTCAGAAGAAATGATAAAAAATGCTATTGATAGTAATGAACACATCAACCCCTGAGGGTTGGTCGGATGTTAAGTACAAATCGTTCAGGGTGCGAGACGATTCATCATCCGAATCGGGGTCGGACTCAGATGATGAAGATTTGGTACAAAAAGTAAAAGGGTACGATGGTCAGAAGTACAAAAAAATTCTGGAAGTCGAAGAATTGATCCCGGAATAAAATATTTATTTATAGTAAAAATGTCTGCTGACGCTACCGAAGCCCTCATCGCCATCTCCCGCGAACTTGAAGCGCAATCCCTCAACGCGGTCGTTGCGGGTTTCTCCTTCGCCGCGGCGCTTTCCTGGATGGACCTCGTTCGCTGGTCTATCCACCAGGTCATCAAGGTCCAGAAGAACGGTGGTCTCAACTACGCGCTCACCGCGCTCTTCACCACTCTCTTGTCGGTCGTCGTCTACATGGTGGTTTCCCGCCTTTCGTCGCGTGTCAAGAAGCCCTCCCCCGTTGTCTACGCGGTCAGCCGCTAATCGGGCGTCTCGGTTTTGTGAGTAGCATAAACATAAGACCAGTTATAACTATTATACTTATGTACACAATCGGTGTCCACCTATTCGGATCTTCCATTTCAGGGATGCGCATGGGTGTGGGTAACGAAAAGTCTTTTTTAACCTTTGTCGTAGTTGTTAATTTATCCGTCGAACATTTGATTGCGAGTTTTACCACGTGATTAGCGTGTCTAAAATCGTATGGTATGATTCGGTTATTGCTACTATAGAAAAATTGTACTCTGAGACGTGATATCGTCTTTTGTACACCGGAATGAAAATAATGATCTACGGCATCGTCTTTTCCGGAAAAATTTGTCGCGTCGCCGCACAAAAGTATTCTTCCAGTGTAAAACGGTGTTTCCGAAAATACAGTTTTATTGAATTCGTCCGACCCACTACTGAGTTTGATGATCATCGCATCGGGTCCCTGTAAATTTATGCTACCGGTCGTGAGTGTGGTTCCTGTGGACGAAACGTTACTCGCGGGAAGGCCGAGAACGTCGTGGGGTGTCGTGTAACCATTGTCGGTTTTAGCGTATCCGTTATGCCCTCCATAAAATTCAAACGTAAACGGCGCGGAACCTGTCATCGTTATGCTATTCGTAGCAGAATCATACGCCGCAGAAGTAACGACAGGAATCTTCGAAACGAGTTCCGCTGCCAATGTTTTTCCGTTGTAATTATCGTTATCCAGTGTGACGACTGACCCATTTACGGAAAATGAATTATTCCTTTCGTGTATGAGCAATTGACTGTTATGAATACGAGCTGAAATGAGAGAAATTTTGCTCACGTCATAAACGGGGGTCTTTAACTCGATTTCATAATCCCCTGGATTCGGAAACGTGACAGGGTCGCGTTCACTACTATCTATATCTAACGTGTACACGCTCATTAAAATATATGGATAATATTTTAATGAATGTTATTTCACAATTTTAAATATTTTACCAGTACTTTTGGGCGTACGGATTCTTATCCATCTGCGTCTTCGCCATTCCCAAACTGTCCGGTTGCGCGAGAGGGTTAATGCGCCCCTTGTGTGCGTTGAGTTGGTGATACGAATCGTTCGTGTACTGTTGTGTCCAGCCACCGGCGAGGGGGTTAACACGACCATCTATCCTGGTAGTATCCGTGCGAAGAGCCGTGGGCATACCACCTTGGTTGAGCGGACCCGCGCGGACGTTCATACGCCCGGCGTTACCGACGCGGTTCGCCTTACCGCGACGATCTTCGGGTCTGAAACCGTATTTCATGAGATCCTCAACCGTGTGGGACGTACCGTACACGCGAGACTCGCCAATCTTAACACCCGGCGCGTTAAGATACCCGTGTGCATATTGGTTGATGTTGGGTGCGGGTTGGTTGTAATATTGATACTGTTCCATGTTCCCATCCTTCTTATTACGCGTGGGGTCCATGGCCAGGGTGCTTCCTGAGACGATACGCTTAGCTCCAGCAAAATTGAGTGCGTCATTACGCGTTCCGGTTTCGGAGCGATTCGTGAGCCGTTTCGTGCGCTCGTGCTCATTTCGGGGTACGACGCCGGACATGCCTTGTGCGCGTCCAAACACTTCTGGGCGACGAGACGCGAGATGGGCAGTCTTTTCGGGGCGGTTTTGTGCAAACTGACCCATCACACCACGACGACCACCGTTGATGTCGCCGGCGGGGCCGGTTCGTCCGGGTAAAGTAGTGAGGCGATACGCACCCACGTTTTCCGGGTTGACTCGGAACATCTGTTGGTAACCCCCTGTAGCGGGAACAGATGCGTCTACACCGATACCGGGACCGACGAGCTGCTTTTCGACTGGAGACAAATTGTTCATGCGACCGGTATCATACATCCGATTGCGCATGGTGAGCATTTCCCCACCGTTCGTACGTCTTTGAGGCGCTATATCGGCAAACGTCGACAGCTCTATTTTCCGCATAGGAAGACGATCGGTGGACTCGTTGATGATTTCTGGCATTTTAACTTCAATGGGGGGCTTGGGGGTATATACTGGTGGTTCTTCTGTTTCATATGTTTCGGGGGGACGCTCACTCAGTCGTTTTCCTACATACGCCAAACCGGCTACCGCAAGTATAGACACTGGATCAGCCATTCTTACCTGTTATTGAGATTTTTAATTTTGATATCGTACCTTAAATATCGCGTTCTGAACTTCGGCGCGCGTACTCGCAGGCTCGTAGCTCATAGTCCTAAGGGGTATTCCACACTCGATGTGTTGGAGGGGGAAATGGTTCTTCTCGTACGTCTGAGAAATAATCTTATTAAACTGACTGGTAGATTGGGGACGCAGGGCGTCACTTGTCTCGATGAACTCGGCTGGGGCACCCTTACCGGCCATAAACGGGGCTGTACCATAAAGCATCGTATTGGGTCGAGAGCCATAGTTCAAGGAACTCGGCTTGGGATACGTGAAAATTTCATCAGTCGCACATACTGGAGGGGTTACTGGGTTTTGCACCAATTTCATTCCAGGTTGGAGCTGATACGCCATTTATTATTACATGAGAATATTATCTAACCAAAAGTGCTACTCGTCGTACCTGCACCTCGACCAGACCCACCGAACATACCACCCCTTTTATCACCCGTGGGATCCAAACCACCGAACGCTTCCAACTGGACACCCCTGGCGTTAGGGCTGCACATCGTTCCATCAGACTTGCACATAGGGGCGTTCTTTTCGCCATATAACCACTCAGCAAACTCAGTCTGGTCACCTGGGATACTCGAAACGGGTGATGTCACAAATTGACGAGCGTACGCGTTCCTCTGTACGTCAGGCATGGATGACCGGGAACGAGTGGGACCGTACGGAATACGCTCGAACAATATCGAATTGATATCATTATGCACCGTGTTCACGTCGCAGGCGGATGGGCGATCGGGGCGATCCGTGTAATCACTCATGAGAACATTCCCCATGGGATTATCCCTGGTAGGAACTTGGCACTGCGACCTATACTCACTCGTCGTGTCAGTCGGTCGAATTCGACCCTCCTTAATCATGTTCGACCTTTCCATAACATAAAGAACACCCAAGGCAGTCGCACCGAGTATGAACACCCTCACGTCACGCCGAATTAAATACAAAATGCATGTGGCATATGCGACAAACCGAGCGGTCGCGTTGACACGCTCTGATGCACTCTGATTCTCGATTGGCCAAAAATTAAGAATTTCATTTTTATTGAAAAGTTCCTTCGGTTCGTTAAACACTGACCGAGTCGCCATTTATATTAACAAATTTTTATTTTTTCATCATACCACCGAGAAGACCTTGCATAGACTTCATGAGTTGAGTCTCGTCAATGTCGCCACCTTCGTCCTGAAGTTTATCCGCGCACTGCTTCGCGACAGTTTCGATCATCTTAAGAGTGTCAGGGGGGATAGACGTGATAGTCGTACCCAGCATGTACAATGTCTGAATGTACTGCCAAATAGCATCTCGAGTACCGGCAGATGCGAGAGGCCAGATTTTCTTGAGATTGATATCCTTCAGAAAATCGATCGTTTCCGCATTTTCCACGAAGAAGTTCTCATCCTTCTCAGAAATCTTGTTCATGTGAGGTCCGATCGCACCCATGAACCCATCGACAACCAAACGACCATTAGTGGATCGCATAAGTTCGAAGGCCGCCATGTACTTCTTGATACTTTTCTCTTCCGGAAAGGACATGTGAAGCTCGGCGAGGAACTGTCCCATCATATCATTAAAAGCGGTAACCGAGGTCATTTTCTAATAATATGGGGTTAATCTTTAAGTCGTGTATTTAGAACGGGTCTGTCGATATGGTTTCACGTTTACCAACACCGTTCGAAATTATGAAATATACCAAAACGGCATTTAGGATAGCCGGTTTTACATAGGCGCTCGTAGCCAGAGCGCCTTCGTCGTTTAAACGAGCCTTACCGTGAATATATAAAGCAGTTATCAGCCCAGCGATTATAGCAGCTGATGTTGGATCTCTGAAGTACTCGTCCATATCTAATAACTAAGTTTTTTTGTTCTGGTTTCAGATGCATCCGGAAACAGATCTTCGCTATCTTCTACACGTGGCTGCTGGGGTCGCTGGGATTTGATCGTCCGAAATTCGTCTTCGAATGGGTCTCGCTGGTGATCCGATCCCATTTCCTGGACGGGTTCGTCGGCAGGGTCGGGATCGAAATCGGACATAGCACCACCCTGGGCCGGTTCCATCGGGTTGGACGGTCCCATCGGGTCCATCGGGTCCACCGGTTCCATCGGTTCCATCGGTTCCATCGGTTCCATCGGTTCCGTCGGTCCCATTGGGTCCGTCGGTCCCATAGACTCATCGTATTCGTCGACATCGTCACTTCGCATGTCCATTTCATTCGGATCGACGATATCATCTGTTTGATCAGTCATGTACGTCTGAAGAATATCTTGTACGGGAATGAGCTCTTTCACAGTGTTTTCTATGCACTGGGCGAACCTTTCATATAGCTTATCATTTCGCGTGTGTTCTGACTGATTTTCCGTGAATATGTACGGATCCCTGTATAAATCTTTAGCGACGTTCTTGTAGCAGCTGTGAATAAACAGTTCATTACTCGGAAGTTTCACTGATAATTTCTTACTGTCCTTGCTAAGACGCACGGCCGATAATATCTTTACGGAGCTCACAAATACCGCAGCTACGAGATTTTTGAACCACGAACACCTATTAGCTATGTTATCAGTATGCTGTTTCGCCATCGTCTCATTCCAGTCGGGTACATCCCGAAGCAATTGCTGGAACATCAACAAAACTTTACGCCCCTTGGATAACTTGTGTGCTTCTTGATACATGGCATCAAATACGTCTATCATCGGGGGACACATGAGAATCGACAGTTGTTCGAGATATTCGCGTTTAGCCTCTACCAGGATATTGAGGTTATCCATTTATGATATGCACAACTTTTTTTATCATCCGTTTCCCGCATACCCCCTGTATTTATTCGCAGCCTTGCGTAAGTTTATCAGGGTTGGGAAGTCGTTCTCCACTTCCTGTGGTTTCCTGACAACCTTTTTTACTTCCCAAGAAATGTCGAGCATCACGTCGCCTGTTATCACGACGATGAAACCGTTATTTTCTAATTGTCGCTTCAGATATTTGGCAGCTTTATATTTATCGAACGATGGATACCCCACGAGAAAAGAAGGTACTTCAGCAATCGTACGCTTACCACGCGCATCGACTGTTCTACGTATTTTTCTTGATATTTGTTCGTAAATTTTTGTGTATGTTTCCTTCTTTATTTGATTTCTCTTATCCTCCATACGTGAAATCTCATCAACGGATATCATTACAATTATTTAGAGTTATTTTTTATTAAATCCAACTCACTCTTCTCGAACGTTTCAAATTTCAAAAATTCTTTACCCCCTACAGAGGACTGGAAAGGTGAAAGATCATTCGGTGGGGTGACACCGAGAGGTTGGGTTCGGGCCCCTTGAATTTTCACTTCACCCGAAACGACGAGTATGTCGACAACCGCCGAGAAGCCAAACGAGAATCCACCTTGACGCATGAACATAAACACACACTGGTACAATTCATGATTCTTGGTCTTGTGCTTAAACTTTTTCACAGCGGTAGTCTCGATGACATATGTGCACAAACCCGCCTTTTCTCCGACATATTTATTTGACGCGAGTACAAACTTTTCCATCATATCATTAGAAATGCTTATGTCACGAGCCTCTTTGTAATCATTCATGTTGGGAGACGCGTCGTCTAGGATGACATTATTCACGGGTTTGGTGTGTCCAGAGTACCCGAAGTTTTCCTTCGTCCTGGACATCAGGTATAACACGAGAGCTATCAAAATAACTAAGACGATTTTTGTCATTTAGTATATAGGTATAAAAAAAGTCGTGTGTATTTTTTAGATTTTTTTTACGATACTACAACAGATATGTCCCTGTTACTGTACAGTCCGAAATGTAAGCACAGTAGCGATGTCATAGAATATATCAACTCGCATGCTCAGCTCAAACAGATTGTGCGGTATCACAACGTGAACGAACTCGGGATTCCAGCCAAGTACCGGAGCAAGATTACTCATGTTCCGACCATGTTGACACAAAACGGAAAGATGCTCGTGGGTCGGGAAATAATGAACTGGCTCGAATCTTTACTTCCCGTACAGGAACTGGACACGTGTGGTTTCAGTTCGTTTACTATGACGACGTTGTCTGGAGAACCCAATAGTCAATTATTCGGTCTCGACGATTACGGTAGATCTCTTCAGCCCGCAATGACACCCGAATTACAACAGAAAATAAGTCAGTCTGTTTCTGACGCGTATACTGATATAAAGAAATAATTCTAAAAATATCGAGAGATGTTAAAGTTATTAACTATCCAGGCAAGTGCTTTTAAGTCAACGTTTGAAGTGTTGAAGGATATTCTCAATGATGTGAACATCTATTTCAAGCCAGACGGGATGTATATAGTGACACTCGATACAGCTCGAACCTCGCTCATCGACATGTTTCTTTCTGCTGACAATTTTGAAGAGTACACGTGCACAGAGGATATGGAAGCTGGTGTGAACATGTCGAATATGCATAAACTTTTGAAGACGATCACGAATAATGATGTACTCGCGATATCCATCAACTCGAAAGAGTTCATGAACATCGAGATTCATAACGAAAATAAGAAGACATGCACGAAATTCGCATTAAAACTGCTCGACATTAACGAAAATCAAATCGAAGTTCCAGATGTTCATATGACCATGAACACGTCACTGCCATCGGTCGATTTCCAGCGCATGTGTCGAGACATGTCAAACATCGGAGAAGAGATTGAAATCATGCGTGAAGGAAAATCCCTTAAACTTTCGGTGTGTGGTGATTTCGCCAACCAAGAGACTGTCATCGAGTGTACAGATGAATCGCCTAAAATGTGTGGTCTATATTCACTCAAGTATATGAATATATTCACCAAGGCGACGAGCATGTGCTCTACTGTACAGATCATGCAGGAAGAACAAAATAGATTTTTGGTGCTAAAATATAACGTGGCGAATCTGGGAGAACTTAAATTTTATTTAGCGACTAAGGTATCCGAAGATCTGTGAGTAGACCAGTCTCTGTCGAAACGACTTTAGTCATACCAAGTCCATTTCTCAGTTTAATAGTAGGTACATTTTTCCTCATTTCGTCATTGTACCATAACATATCCTTTATTTTCACGTTACCTTTATAAAAATCGTTGTATGGACCGGCATATCGCCCGATCTTGGAGAGCATGTCTTTCACTGGTTTGTCATCACAATCCATTAATTGCGCACTCGTCAAGGGGATGTGAAAATTGACACCCATATGCCTGGTAGGGGGCCATTTGAAATTGGGATCATACGTCAAGAATTTATACACCTTATTGTTGTACCAAAATTTATAACGCACCAAGGTATCCGTGATACACTCTGGGAGGTTAGTGATATCGTCAGTCTCTCTAAAATCGCTAAAATACTCATTCGATTCCTCTACCCATGTGAGCGATTCTCTTTCCCAGAATATACTGTCGATGTCGTGTACATTTTTCGAATGGTCAACTTTATACTCGATACACCTATTTATCACAGTAAAGTCATTGTTATGAAATAAAAATTTGATGATTTGTTTAATTCTAAAAATTGTGTTAATTAAAAACGACTGGAGTAATTTCATTACACTAAATGGAAGGTAATTTTTTAAGTAGGTATAATAAACGAATAAATGAATGGATGACCAAGATAGACGACGACCCCACCAATCGAACGTTGTACGAATCTGAGATGTCGGACTATATCATGCGATGTATGCCATATTTGAAACAATATACGGACGATACCGTAAAGGAAACACATACGGATAATGTGTTCAATTGTAAAGAAACTATGGGATTGCAACGTAGAGATATATTCGTAGATTACTTGATAGACGTAGAAAAACAGACTATAGACCGACCCATCGAGAGATTTTCGACGACTTGCTCGACGTGTCCAGATAGTAACATCTTCCATTTTAGTGATACGAGTGAGATGGTGTGTGACGGCTGTGGGGCTGTCGTCGAGTTTTTGATAAGTGAAGAACTCACGTACAAAGAAGAGCAAGAGACATCCGAAAAGATAATCAATTACTCGTATAAACGAGACAATCACTTTAACGAATGGCTCTCACAGTTTCAGGCACAGGAGACGACCACGATTCCACCGGACGTGATTTCACAACTGCGGAGTGAGTTTAAAAAAATGAAAATTAAAACACTCACAGAAATTACACACGCACGAGTTAGAGCGCTTCTCAAAAAGTTGAAACTCAATAAGTATTACGAACACGTACCATACATTACGAACATATTGAGTGGAATAAAACCACCTAAAATGCCGAAGGAACTCGAAGAGCAATTGCGAATGATGTTCAAAGATATTCAAAAACCATTCGACGATAACTGCCCATCGGAACGTAAAAACTTCTTAAGCTATTCCTACGTCTTGTATAAATTCTGTGAGCTTCTTAGCGAAGATTCGTACCTGCAGTACTTTCCACTTTTAAAGTCGAAAGAGAAACTTCACCAACAGGACATCATATGGAAGAGAATATGTGACGTTTTGTCATGGGAGTATATACCCACAGTTTAACAGACTTAAAGAGAGTACTCGTACAGTATATAGAACAAGGATCCAATAGCTCAGTTGGTTAGAGCGTGGTGCTTATACATGGTATATATTAGTGGAATTACATTCACATAAGGCACGCCAAGGTCACGGGTTCGAACCCCGTTTGGATCATTTTTTAGTTGCACATAAATCATGCAACTAAAAAATGATATTATGTTATGCGTTACGGGTCTGCGACGAGAACGTCATTTAAAATGAGATGGAATTTGCAGGGGCTCGTTCAGGATCATCATGTGATACCCAGGCAATTTAAATCACATCCAGTAATTCACAAATATGGATACGACATAAACGCGAGTTCAAATCTGGTCATGATGCCAACTTTACACGGGAAACATGTACTCAATGTAAGAGATGATCGTCTTATACATTCAGGACCGCATCACAAGTATAACAGGTATATACATTTCGTCTTAAATTCTATCAAGACACGAGACGAATTGGATCAGTTCGTTTCATTCTTAAAAGAGTCGTGTAGATATTATCCTAATCAGATTCCATGGTAATTTTTTTAATTTCGACAGACCCGTTTTTCACGGGTGGAAAATTTATCAGATACGCTGTTCGTATACCGGTTAATCGAAGGTAGTTGTACCCTTGGATGTCAGCATGTTCGTTCAATGTTTTCACCGCTTTGAATTCAAGTATAATCGATTTGTCGATGATGATATCAGATCGTAAATTTCCTATGACGTGTCCATGAAAATGTATAGGTATGATACGCTCGGATTCATACGGTACATTCTTTTCACGCAATACTATTTCCATGGCGTTATGATACACTCGTTCACTGTACCCAGGACCAAGTGTATCATAGATACATGTAGCGAGATTTTCTACATCCATCACTTATCATACTATCATTCGTAGTCTTTAAGATCTTGACGCATTAACGAGTCTTCGAGCTCGTCGACTTCATACCACGCGATGTGGCACTCGTACGAGTTTTTCGTATTCGCACATATTTCGTGAGCTTCCTTGATAGCTTCCTTAAATCTCAGGCGAAGTCTAGGGTTATCGTGTCCTTTTTTTTCAGGTCGAGTGAACGACTTGTTGTACATCGTCTCGAGAACGTTTTCTCGAATCTTATTAAGTTTGTATCTGTGCATACCCGGTTCAATGTGTGAGCATGTGAACGACATATGTAGTATACGTTTTTATATTTTAATATCATTCATGAAATGCGATATGATCGTGATGAAAAAAACTATACCAATTATATAATGTCGGATATTCCTACTTTAAATTTATCAGAAGATACTTCTGGGATGGTTCCTATTAACAAAAATCAATCCACGACCTTCGTGCCCGAATTTAGCTATGAAAAAAATATGCGTGAAGAGAAAGATACCATGGACTCTACGCCCATCAACGACGTCATGGGGCAACCCCAACAGCAAATGAATGAACCCCCTCTCATGGCCATGGACCCCCGTATGATTGACGCTCAGCCCCGGGTTGAACTCCCTCGTCACAATGTCACGAGCGCCAAATCCGACGAGGCGACCGCGAAGGCTGGTAAGCAGAATCCCTTCAACCTGACCGACGATCAGTTTCACGCGCTTCTGGTTGTCGCGTGTACCGGTGTCGCTGTTAGCAAGCCCATTCAAGAAAAGCTTGCGAACACGGTTCCTAAGTTTCTTAACGCCCAAGGTGGACGTAGTCTGGTCGGCATCGCTTCGACGGGTGCCGTCGCCGGTGTACTGTTTTTCGTACTCAGGCGTTACATCTGAAGCATCCCCGCACGATTCGTATAAGAAGCTACGAATAAACCGACCATGGTCGATATCATGATCGCACCCGTAGCCATAGCAGTCAGTTTCGGATCTTTACCGTACTGTTTAAAACTTTGCTTTAACTTTTGCCATTTAATGCCCTCAGTTACAGTGATCAAAGACAGTATAGATACGGTTAAAGTCACGAGGAGACTACCACGTGTCATACCTAACAATAAATTACTCTGCCCCAAATAGTGAACCAACGCGGGGTAGACGACCGATAGCATGGTCATATTGACCCAATAGTTCGTTTCAAGGCGGATGACACTCGTACTGAACATGATAATGAACCACGGAACGAGCGCAATTCCCAAATCCGCAAGTTTTGGTTGATACGCAGAACTCATTTATAATACTCTGATATTATTTATCGCGTATCTCCTGACCACAGAATGGTGTCGTCTTACGTATACTTTCGTATACACCTATAGCGACCGCCTCGTTCTTGAGTTTTTCGTAGCGTTCCCAAAATTCGTCGCTGTGAGAATACTCTTTCACCATACAGTGTGCGAGTTCGTGTAATAAAACGTGAAAAATCTCGTTAGGTGTGCCATCTATGCACAAACCAATCTCAGCACCCTTGTTCGTGTTATAACCAACCGTGGATGGTTTACCTGTATGTGCGACGATGGGAATCTCTCGGTGTAACATGGTGTATTGTGGGTCATCGAGTTGTTTGAGGTGCTCCCTGAGCGTTCTGTACTTCTCCTTTACGTCGAGAATTCGTTGATCATCTTTCATCTGTGTGAATATTAAAAAGTTAACTATGAATAACACGACCAACAATATCATTTTTATATACGAAGATAAATTTACTATACAATCGGGATATAGGATTTCCACCCAACCCTTCCCATGAAACTAAATAAAATCCCATATTTTCCAATTGTGTCACGAGTAAATCTTTATGTGCGACCGGTTCAGATTTTGGACCATCTGCATAATACGGTGTGTCGATTAAATGTACAAATAATTTTTCACCAAAATTACCATTACTAGATTCTTTCATTTTAAAAAAGTTTCCATCTTGATCGATGTAAGGTGTTTTAAAAATAATTTTTTCTGAATCTGGAATAATTCCCATGAAGATACCTCCGGGTTTCATTCTTTTTTTTATTTCATGAAGTGTGCTCGTAAATAATTCACGCGTCTGAAAAATATAATGGAGTGAAAAATTGTAGCATACGATATCGTACTTTCTATTCGGACACGCGTGTATATCACCGTGGTAAAAGTTCACCCGCATCTTCATATTTTTCGCACGTGTCTTGGCTTCTTCCAAAGCTTCAGCCGACGGTTCACACATGTTTATGTTCGCACCGACATTACGCCATTTTTGAAGATCTCCACCGAACCCACAACCTACGTCGAGAATACTGTCACCTTTTTTCGTACATTTCTCGATGAGTGCCCGCTTTTCGTTGTTGTGATGTTTGCGGAGATCCTCCATATTCATAATAATCTTGGAAACTTTAACTCACTTAGGATGACTAAATGTATTTAAAGTTTTTGGTGTACATATAGATATAATGTCTCTCGAGCAAGACTATACCACGGTCCCCGGTCAGGTATATGCCTGTCTCTCCGTCGTAGGACCCGAGGCTCCCCAGAAAAATGACAAGTTTGGTATTAAGATTCGCGGTGCGTTCGCCACTCGGGACGAGGCTGCTAACCACGCGAAGCGTCTTCAGAAGGAGGATGCCACGTTTGACATTTATGTCGTCGACATGTACAAGTGGCTACTCATCCCACCTGACCCGACGAAGATCGAAGATGCGCACTACACGAACGAAAAGCTGGAGTCTCTCATGACTGGGTATCGCGAGAATCAGGCTTTGGCTGCCAAGATGTTCGAGGAGCGTAAGCGTGACATGATCGCGACGACAGTCGCTGGGGAGAAGTCGTTCATCAAGCCTGGTGACGAGAACTCCAAGTTTTACTCTAAGCCGGATGAGCCACCTATCTCGCACCCGGCTGATATTATCGAGCGTTTGCAGAAGGAGAAACCCGATACTCCCATGGAGGAGCTCGTGAAGGAGGCTGACGCGATGGTCGCACAGGAAATTGAGGAGAGGCGTAAGTTGCGAGAGGCTCAGAATGTTATCGAAGAGGGGGACGAAGAGGAGGAGAAGGAGTAGATATTTAAAATTTTTTATAAATCTTTCATTTTATAAATCACACCTTTTATAAAATGAAATAAAATCGGAGAGTACAATATACGATGAACCCCAAACTCGTAGCATTTTTATTGTTTTTGGTGGTTGTAATCATACTGTTCGTAGTGATAACTAATATAGATGAGGATGTCGAGGTTCCTTCCACGGTCACGGCAACGGATGTAATAAATGATAATTTAAAAGATCCCGTTATCGTGAGTAGAGCGTATTTTACTGACACACCAGATGGTCCTATGGGTGATTTTGTAGGGTATCCATCAAGCTGGCCGGAGGATAACCGGTTGCATCGTTTTACCCATGAAAAACCCTAAAATAAATGATACGAATATAACTACGTATGCCGTTTTATCAAGATTGGAAAAAAAGTCCGTACCCTGCGATGGTTGATAGGGTGGTAACGGTGCGTGTGGGGGTGGGTAATAATACGCTGGATCTACCATAGTAGCGTTCATCTCAGTCTCCTTCGTATCGTCACTTTGTTCATTTTCTGGAATATTCGGTGTATATTCAATCGGATTGCCTAATTCAGTTTCCATGTCTATATTAAACGACTCATTTTTTTAAGCCTAATCTTCCTCATCACTGTCCTCATCATCGACGACGAAATCCTTCAAATTGCCGTTATCATCGGCATCTTCATCGTCGCTGAAGTCCTCGTCTTCACTCTCCGATAAATCCTCACCACTATCCGTGTAGTCGTCATCGTGATCATCCTCGGGAAAATCATCCTCGGGAATTTCTTCTGGTTCGTATGTTTCGGGCTTTTTAGAGATACGCCCATAACGCGTTTTAGTCGAGGTACTCATATGTATTATAGAGATCCTAATCTTTTAAATATATTTAGCTTTAAACTTTAAATCCTGGTTAATTGCGATGTTCATTAATATACGTTCAAATTCGTATCCAAGTTTTTGACCGAGATGGGCGATATCATCTTGGACAGTGGGATCTATAGGTGACATATATAAAGGAATTTCATTCAGTGTGTTGATAGCCTGGAGTAGCATACCCTGTGATTCTTTCACGTGTTCACGGTTTTTCTTCGCCTGTTGAATCGTCGCATAGAACGTCGCATACGTCTTTTCATCTATCCCAGAATATACATGTGTACTTTTGATTATTTCATCTACACCATCCATAGTCGTATCTACATTTGTGACTTGTGAAATGATAAACATAAAAATTATGATGAATAATAGGGTGATCATCTATAATATCTTCGTGATTTTATCTGTGAGAATATGTTTGCGACCTTTACAACATGTTCGTTCGATTTCATTTTTAGAAATTTTTAATTTGACATTATCCTTTTGACAATCTGCACAAGAGTGATCTGTAAACACAGTGTACACCTTACCTTTTTTAGTCATACTTTTAACTCGCACGGTAGCATCTTTCACTATGTGTTTATTTATGTACGTACATAGGAGTGGCACGGGATCTGACGTGTTTTTTTCGGGTTCGGTTTTTGGTTTAAACGAGGGTTGTGTATACCCATTCGGATACAATTTATCATACACCTTGTCCGGTAAAAAATGTTTCCTTCCCGAAAAATCTTTACAAAAACCAAACTTCCGACCCCGGTTTGTTTCACATAGACAAAAACATTTTTGCATAATCATATTTCCCTGGACCATAAACCAAACATGGTTCGATGCATGTGCACGCCCCAGATTTTCACAATATTTGGAATTTGTGGATACTAAAAAAATATTTTCTTTTTTGTATACTTTTGTCACTTCGGAAGAAGATTGTCCATCTAAATATTTTTGAATAAATTTTTGAAGGTGTTCGATGGCTTCCTCGTCTGTGAAAACATCTTTCATTTCTTTTGGTGTAAATGATCCTTCCTCACGTTTCGAACCTTCAATGACAATGTGTTTTGTATTCTGAGTTCGAATAGTGGCCATTTTCAAAATGTCTACACTGGGTTTCGTTTCAAACATGACTTCGAGTTTTGATGTCGTAGCGTTATATAAGAGTACCGGTAAGTAATACCCTTGAGTCACACGCCCCGTGTTGTCACATGACGTACAACCCCGCCCTTCACACGGTTCGTGTTTCGCCCGCTTATAAGACCACGGCATTCTGAAACCACTCCCACGCACATTACGCTTCCCGTTTCCATACACTGACGTGTCAACAATTTCTTTCCAATTCTTCGTGGGGAACATCAACGATAGCGCGGATACGATATGTGAATGTAAAGCCATAGCAGACCCATGATCGACGACGAAATCTTGCCAATTGATGTGTATACCGTGTTTGACGAGTGTACCGATAGATTTTGGTTCGGCAACTGAAACAAGTGCGTTTTTACCACCTAAAAGGGCCACCCTGTCGCACACGATACGCACAATCTCTTTTAGGCGATCAAGAGGTAATTCTTCATCATCTTTGTAGTCCATATCCACGAAAAAGTTATACGTGTCAGTCTTTTGCTCGACGACGTAAATCTTTTCATCCGCATTTACGGCTCTCACATATTCTTCATAAAAATCGTTCAATCTATCAAATGGAACGGACAGTATACCGCCATCCATGAGCACATGTGATAGATTGGAGTTGTTACAAAAACCTTGTCGGCGACACCACGACTTGAACATCTCACTTAAAATAGTATGCATTTATTTTTTTAATAGTCTTCATGCCAGATCGATCTGTTACAAGAAATGTCTAAGTATTCCTCGTCAGATGCTGACAATTCCTTTTTAAGTACGAGAAGTTCATAGACCGTCTTATCATTGATAGTTTCAATGTACGCGTCTGCTTCATCGCTCGTATAGGATTTTCTGGACATGAGAATCTCTTTAATTCGCATCAGTATGTAAATCTTCGATTTCATTCTTTAATATAAAAGGATTTTCTATCTCGTGACGTCACGCATTTGTAAAAATCGGTGTTCTGGATGACGTTTTGAACGATCCTATCCCAACGATGTCTCGAATTAAACTCTGGAAGCGTATCGAAACTCATATAATCATTTTCGTCATATGACCTTTTCACATGAATTTTTTTTGTGTACATTTTATATTTTTCTTCATTGAAACGACGAACCAATTCGAGCTGCTGTTCTCTCGTGTAATCCACGTACAATATAAAGACAGTATACTCGAGTTCGACATTATTACTTTCCATCACGTTAAACGTGAATGATGTATATTCTCCATTATTGAGCGATACGACACCCCTCGTTTCTTCCCGCAATTCCCGTAGGGCACAACGTAGTGGGTAATACATCTCTCGACGCTTACAACCACCCGTCACAAATATCCACTCCTTAAATCTTTTATCTCGAACGGTTAAAAACCTTGGTATATTTCCTGCGAATGACACGGGTATAGCGATGGCCTTGTATTTTTTCATGGCTCATCGCCTCTATATTTTACGGATAGTATTATATGACATTCACTGCGCGGTCGGTTGTACGACGGGAGGCTGAGACGATTGAGTAATTGGCACTTCCTGGGTGTTCGTCGGTGGGGGTGCCTGCTCCTCAATTTCCTCCATGTACTCCTCCGACTCCCTGGAATACATAAACGAGTCGTGCTTATCTACAAGATTCTTGAGTTCGTAAAGATCGTTTTTGCTCCTACGAAATTCCCTGTATAGGAAAATAGTCGCGACAATGCACACAGCGACGGACGCGATAAGAGTTGTATCTCTGTCAAAAGAAAACATTGTGTATACTACGTACTGCTTTTCTTTTTAAGTAGATATAACTGCACCCAACTGGGTTGTTTTGTTCTCCGGACATTCATATCCTGTTTGCCCGAACTGAATTTCGTTATAATGTCCATCTTTACAAGGTGCTGGCCCCACGCGAATATATTTCTCGAGTGTTCTCGATTTGGGGTCATATGTAATTATAAAGATGAACGCTAATGCAAATAGTAAAAACCACATGGTACTATATATTGGGATTTAATTGGAGTACATGAGACCCCCCATACCGTTTTCGATGCGAAGAATGTTGTAGTTCACCGCGTACATGTCAGTGTCAAACACGCCGGTGTCGGTCACGAGACGAGCCGAATCGATGCGGCTGAAGTTGAGCGTACCGGTAGGTTGAAGCTTGGACGTGTCGAGGCAGAAAGGGTAGAGGAAATGCTCGGCATTATCCGACTTGAGAGTGGAGAAGGGTGTATGGTAGTACAGCGAGGCCGACGTGTAGTGAGGCTTCGCGGGTTTAGCATCGCCGACGTCGGTGCCGTTGATCTGAAGCTTGACGTTACCGCTCTCGAACCCGATCGCAGAATCCTTGCGAGTCGCGAGGAACTTGATGGGGTGGTTGTAGTTGAGCTCTTGGATGGTCGCGGAAGACGCGATCGACTTTTGCGTCTGAGTGATCAGCATGTTATGAGGAGTCGCGGCGATCGCAGTGCGTTCGTCGGTATCCAGATAGATGAACTGCGTGTGCACTTCAAAGTCCGACTGAGAAATCGTACCCCAAGAGATGCGAAGCTCGACGTCGTGGTACTGGAGCGCCACGAGAGGAAGAGCGGACTGAGCATTCTCACAGAAAGAGAAGCGGAGAGGGTAGAACTGGGTGGTGTTCGCGCCGTCACCGAGCGCGGCGAACGACTTGGAATACGTCTGCGCGAGTAGGGCGGGCGCGATGTCTTGGGAAAACTCCGATGTCTGTGTGTCGATGACCTGACCACCGATGAGAAGTTCAACCTTTTGGATCTGCCCCTTCCACGCGGCACGGGTCAGGTTCTGGGGGGTCCGGTTGGAGATGTACACGTAGCCGACGAGGTCACCTTTACGCTCGAATCGCACGGTAGACATGCCATTCGTGGAAGGGTTACCCTGGATAACCTGCTTCTCGACAGTTTGCGCAAAGTTTGTATGACGCTTATACGTGGAACGGAAAAAGGAAACCTCGGGCTTACCCACGATGTGAGCGTCCTGAGCACCAATGGCAACGAGTTGGGCAATACCGCCGGACATTTTTATATTATACTACGTTTTTTTTTAAGCGTTAAAAAAGTGGGACATGGGGGTGGATCGACTCCGTGAGTAGTAACGAAATAATTCCTATCATCGCGAGCCGACCGTTTACGAGTTCCGTTTCGGGTTTCCAAAACCCGCGGATGAACCCTTCATCTTTGGGATTCGCGGCAGTTCCGAGAAATGCGAGAGATGCGACGGCCACCGAGAGACCGACGTTGTCGTGAAACTGTGTACTGATGGAATTTCCCGTCATAATTTCATCTACGACCGCGGATGTGAAACCGATCATAGCTGCACGCCCATTTACACGCTCTGCGACCGACAAGAAGTCGCTTGGGCGCTCAACCTTCTTGAGTGGAGGGGTATATTTTCTCGATTTCTTAGTAACCGGGGAAGACTTGGGTGTCGAAACTGGTGTCACGCGAGCGATAATAGCACTCATTTGTACTTTATACACGTGGCACATCTTTAAGTGAATAGTCGTTTGACACGTGTCATTACACCCGGTCTATCGTGATTTAATGTCATGTAAAAGATCACGCGACCTTTTTCAGATTCGTTTTTAGCGTAGTGTACGTATCTGTTGTCAAATATAATTTCTTTACCGTCACGTTCGTACATTCTACCATCTTTTGAATGATGTATGAAACATTTATCTGGACATCTGATACCGAGATGGTACGTACACTTGTAAGTTTCGTTATTGTCTTCTGTATCGGTGTGTGGTGCTAAACCACACTTACCCATGAATACCGAAAATGCCGCAAACTGTATGTCCTCGTGTAAATTTCGCACGAGGTTTGTCGTCTTGGGACATAAATTTTCTTCGCGTAACGGTTTATTATCCATCCAGATGAACCATTTTAAAAACCCGGGCGCGTCATCTTCTTTTACCCACCTATGGTCTGTAGGATCCGGTAACTTATTGAATTCATCGCGTATCGTTTTCCAATGATACTTAAATTCATGGAGTTTCATACTGATACAGAAATACATTTTTAATTGTCCGCCTTTACGAGTAAGACTATCGCGTCTCTATTTTTTGTACACGTGTAATCAGAGATAGAACGAGTGCTTCGAGGTTTTTCGTTTTGACCTTTTCAGCCTCGAGAGCTTGCTCGAGCTCGGTGAGGGTAGTTGATCCATTGGTAGTGACTTTAACTTTAGGTGGCTCGGGCCATACAGGGTTTTCTGGATCTTCTGTCGTCGAGGGAATGTCGCGGAGAGCTTGACGGTATACTTTCCATTCTTCTTCATTTTCCCGTGATAAACGATGATCTGGTAGCACTGAAAAGTCGGATTGTTGAAGTTTTTCATTTCTCTGTTTTCGTAATGTTTCTAAGTGTATATTCCTTAGAAGTTCGTTATATTTACTATAAAATACTTCTCTCGAGGGTTTTTCATATCCGTCCTCGAATTTGATGAGATCGTAATCTACATTCAATGTAAATGTCTTTGGCATAACACGTGTCGTATGTTGTAAAGTCTGTTGCACCAAATTAAGATAAAAGGGAGAATCCATTTAACACTAACATGGAAAATTTTGATATGGAAAAATACGAAAAAATCACTAAATATACCGTAAACAGACAGTGGGGTATTTATATATGGGGGACGATACATGAAGTGGCCATGGGATTTCCAGAAATACCAAATGAAGTAGATAGGGAACACTATACACAATTTTATACATTGTTATTCAAAGTTTTACCCTGTCCGATATGTAAAGACGATTTTACGAGTATAGAACAGTTATACCCAATCGACCTTACAGATCGGGCTAGTTTATTTAAATGGACCGTAGACATTCACAATGCAGTAAATAAGAAGATGAACGGTTTCACATGGACTGTAGACGAGGCCCTGAAACAGTGGTCATCTACGTATTACGAATTACTGCTCAAACACTAATATTTGCATACCACCCCAATCAGACTGACAACCGACTACATTCGCCGTTGTGCACCTAAATTGTATGTTAGTCGTTCCAGCACCTATTGTCCCACCAGCTGTCATGCATACAGGGTTCCAACTTGTACTATCCTGCGCTGTTAAATGACTCTGCTGAAGGACACCCCCGAAAAGTATTTGACAATCTGCACGTGCGGTATGATTAAGTATCGTCGTTACACTTACATACACGTACGCAGTTCTTGATAGAACGAGGTTATACTGCATAATAGGTGTATTCGCAGCCTGAGTAGGTGGACAACCCGACCTACTGTCATCTATATGTATAACTCTAGGTGCTTTAGACATGGTTGTTCCATTCATGTCCAATAGAGGGGTTTTGACATTTCCCCTAAACTCCCAGTCGTTACTGCTGTAGAGGTTTCTCGCAGTCCAGTCGAATGTCCCGTTATTAAAACGAAACAAAGTGATGTAGTCCGCACCAGCCCCAGTTGAAGCAGGGCTGTTGTCTCCGTTATACTCTATACCACCACCATACGAACCACTCTGCCCCACATACAAGCGTCCAGTTCCTTGATTTGAACCAAACGCACTGATTTGGGCGACTGCGGTATCCGCATTTGTAACACGGATTTCACCTCCATTCACGTGTAGTTTCGCACCAGGACTCGATATCCCGATACCGACGTTGCCCTCTACGATTAACCCGTTTGTTGGTGATTTTGTAGTATGATATGAAGCACCAATCGACATTCGATCATCAACTCCCACAAATGATTTCCCATATGTACCACGAGCAGTGCGTAAAACGATACCGGTCGGCCAATCTAATTTAAGTTGTGCGTAGTTTGGTGAACTCCATGCCTCTGATGTCCTGTATATAGAATAATCAGAAGCACTGGACCAATAAAGACCTCGTTCATTAGCTACACCGATATTATCACCGAACGCAATCGAACCTGTAGTGCTTACATCTAACGCTCGTGTCGGACTCACCGTCCCGATTCCAACGTTACCGTTGCCAGATATACGCATTCTTTCGAATCGTCCCACGCCACTTTCATGTGTAACGAATGCAATCGCGTCATCGTTGGTACCTTCATCTTCGAAATTGATACTAGAATACCATAAGGTATTTCCCACACCCGTTCTTCCAATTCTGTTGGTAGATGTATTGTCACCATCGTGATCTCTTCCAAGTCTGATGGAACCACCTCCTAAGTCACCCAAATCCAGGGATGTCACTGGATTCGTCGTCCCGATACCGACGTTCCCCGTAGACCTGTAAATATCACTCCCACTTAAAGTGAAATAATTGGTTCCGTCAGCTCCGTCAGCTCCGTCAGCCCCTCTCGGAACTATAAAATCGAAAACTGCTGCAGAAGAAGACCCGCTATTTGTAACGGATGCGTTCGTTCCAGATGCTCCAGTTGTCGTAGTACCTACCGCAATTGTCGCGGCAGGTCCCTGAATACCCTGGTCACCTTTCGGAATGGTAAACTCGAGGTTCGCAGCTGTCGAAGTTCCTGTGTTCGTGACACTCGCAGATGACCCCGCAGCTCCAGTTGTAGTATTACCTATCGCGACCGTTCCAGCGGGACCGATATCACCTTGAATACCTTGAATGCCTTGAATACCTTGAATACCCTGGTCACCTTTCGGAATGGTAAACTCGAGGTTCGCAGCTGTCGAAGTTCCTGTGTTCGTGACACTCGCAGATGACCCCGCGGCTCCAGTTGTAGTAGTACCTATCGCGACCGTTCCAGCAGGACCCGTAGCACCCGTATCACCTCTCGGAATAGTAA